AAATCTGCACGCCGAAATATAGTGACCACCCCATTGCACACCTTCGTGTATTATACAAGATTGTAATGTGTATTGAATATCATCGTTAAACTGAATGTTCCTCTCCAAGTGTACTCGACTCTTTTTATCGAATGAAATAATCATCACGGGTTGTAGTTTCTTGAATATAGTCCGCGTCGTCGCCACGTGATGCATGTTTCCATTATCGTCGACGTATCCTTCGAGTGTGTCCCATTTCATACTTTTGTTTATGAGATCGCTCACCTTACACACATGATCGTCTATAGTGAGAGTTTGAATACTGTAATCTATATCATTCGAATTTTTACCCTCGGGTGATATGGTTATCTGCGTCTTTTTTCCGTATAATAGGTTTTTTATGATTGAATATTCCTTTTCTAGTATGTCTATGATACAAAACAACGCATCCTGGGCATCGTGTGGTTCATCGACTTTAAACCGGGGAAATTCTACTCTGAACGCTTTCAAAAGCGACGAGAGATCAAATTTACGAGATTCTTGTGTAGTAAAATAGGTAGTTACAAGTTCGTGATACAGCTTTGTAAATTTACATTCGCCTACGTATTGACTTTTGAATATGGTTTCTGATATGGGTAGCACGTGTAGCAATGCTTGGATGGCGGAATTGAAATAACATGTGTTGCCTAAGTTGAAGAAGCCATGCATATAAATCAATTACAAAAAATACTTAAGGAGAACACGCAATAATAAATAGAATAACCATGGACGTGAGAGCTCTGTTTGAGCGGGTAAAGCCCATTTTTGAAAAGCACCGAAATGAAAAGCACGTTGAATTTGAGATGCGTGTCGGTAAATTTAATTGTGGGACATTTGACACAAACGTCGGCAAAGAAGGCTTCGATGCTATTTTAGTGGGTCTTAAGAAGTACGACGGATGGGAAAAGGTCGTCACCAGTACCGAAGAAGTGTTTTACAGAAACAGCGACAACCTTCGAATTTCTATCGACGAGCAAACATCCGAAGAGAAGATCGTGAAGAAGGATAAAATTCACAAAGAGGATTTCGACAAACTCGCACACGCACCGTACGATATCAGGTTCGGAGTTTCTGTCGAAACGCCTCTCGAGGACTATGAAGGTGATATGGACATGAAAAAGACTAAACGACGCATGTCTTTTATTCGCAAGAATTTGTCCATCGACATGACCGTCGTCGAAGGCGATGTAGAAGATTTGGACACGGAGGATCCAAACTCGTACCAAGTGGAATTGGAAATTATTGATCCAAGTCTCGTGAAGGATGATAATGAACTATTTAACATTCTTCATAAGGTGAAAGACGTATTTAATATCTTTGGTACTAATAGATGATACAGTTTGTTATAATACTCATACTCTTGTATTTCATATTTAATCTCGAGCCATCCGATACCAACGTAGGATCCATGGGATACAAATCAAAGAATTTTGGTATGTCCCATGGAATGTCGTATAAAATAGTAAATGAAATGAAACGAAAAGGCGCCTCCGAAGAAACCATAAAAAATTTCATACAAATGGAGGATCAATTTTTGGAAGCGGAACGGAAAGCGGTGTGCTCACAAACATCTCGTCAATTTGAAGCCGTGGGCATGTCTGATAAAATTAAACGTAAATTCATCGGCTATGACTTCTCGTATCACGCAAAACATATAAAACAGGCATCGGAGCCAGAAAAAATCATAAACGACGCGATTACTTGTTCTTATTCAAATTAGCTCGTGCTTTCTTGTACCTTTCAATGAACTTTTTAATTTGAGTCTTTGTTGGGTTTTGGGTCAATACGTAATTCACGACAGCGTTACCGTGTTTTCCGTATTCATTCTTGATGAGCTTCTTCTTGTATTCTACGGCGCGTTCCTTTTTCCATTCGGTGACTAGACTCTTCTTTAGGTCGTTCGCGACCATCTTTTTAAGAACACCCATCTTGTTCGCGACGTTCTTTTCTTTGGACGCATTATTAATCAAATTGGACATCTCGTTCACGTCCTTGTTTATGTTCATTACCTTGCCGTATTTCTTCATCCACCGTGGACCGTATAATTTTACGATATCGTTTTTGATACCCTTGTTGTTGAGCTTTCGCCTTATTTCAATGTTACCAATCTTGGCTTCTTTCTTGAGTACCGCGTTGAGCGCCCTGTTTTCCTTTGCTTTTCTGTTTGCGTTCGCGTTACGTTTGCGAACGTCGAGTTTGAGTTTTTCGCACAGAGTCTTTATCGTATCCGCACTAGTCACGGCTATACCCTTTGACATGGCCATAGACACGAGTTCACTCTTTTTGTAAGAAATGCATGGCTTATTTCCAACCTTGAAATTTTCGTTTCCGAACGAAAATTGTTTAATCATCGCACACAACTTTTCCTTTTTGTTCTTGTCCTTCGCGTCCACTACACCGAGCTTCTTTGCCATTTCCAAAAGCATTGGTTTCGTGAGAGCTTCACACTTTTTCTTACCGATCATGAGTTGACCATTTTTACCGTATGTGATTTCCTTGTTATTCTTTGGTGATTTGCGCGTCGATTTCTTCTTTGGTATCTTGTAACAGCACTCATCACCTTGTGGGTTCTTCTTCGCTTGGAACCCACTCTTACACGGTGGTCGTCGCGTCTTTGGGCATGTAGACGCTTTAGTTTTCTTTTGAGCTGGTCGCACAATATTGTTTGGTACTTGCGCGGTGAGTGTTATCTCATTCTTCGTGTATAACATATTGAATAGTTGGTTTGCCACTCGGTAAGCATCGTTAAGCGCTTTTGGGTTTTTGGCTCCGGATATTTGTATGGCACCCGATTTGGCGACGATGTATTTGTGTCCCTTGTATGTCGCGTACATCATGGGAGAAAGCTCTGGTTCGTAATTAGATTCAAATCCATACCTTCGGCTATTCATGTGAAGACGCCCAAGGTCTTTTATCACACCGTTAATTCTGAATTGCGCACTCAAATTGTTGTATTCAAATGGGTTATAAAAGAACGCTTGACGTCTCGTGTAGCTCTTCACCATGTAACGACGTATGAGTTCGGGTTGGTTTTCTATTTCATCACCTTTGCCTATGAATCCACCCGAAAAGCGAATCTTACCGTTTCTGTAAAAGTTCACGGTACCTCCGTTCGTTTCGCTTCCATTTGTGAGTGAAAATTTGATTTGAACGGTGAAAAAGTTCAAATTTATGTCACCCCGTTTACCGTATTCACGTGTATGGGTAAATCCAGTCTTGAATCGCCCGTATACACCGACAATCTCTTTCGTGTCTATATGAAGACCCTGTCCGATCGAGGTTTTTCCGAGTGGGGCCTTTTTGAGAATGTCTTTCAAATCAATGCGAGCTTCGGCATCAAATTGTTTGTTTACGGTCGCATTAAACATACCCAAATTAAGGCCACTTAAAGTGAGGTATTTCACGACGTTATTGCTGTTGCTGTTGCTGTTGCTATCCAAAAATTCGGCGAAATTACCCAAATTTTGGTTATTTATTGTCGAGTTTTGTAAGCGACGAGGAAAACTAGGTGGAGACGCACGGGTGACTTGCACACCCGAGTTTTTTATGAATTTTTGAAGGGAGCTGGGGCGTTCCATATCTGATGTAAGTATATATTTTTATTATGCATCATCCTCATTTGAAACGAGTGTATCTACTACTATGTCTAATCCAAATACGAAGGGTTGCATACTAATCGGTACACCCTTATACATGCCAGTGTGCTGACGCACTTCGACATCTCTCTGACTGAAAGGACCGGCGTAGAAGTCTTGGTTGAACTTCGGTTTTCCAAGGTTATTTGCGCCGCAGTGTTCGTTGAACTTTTCAACGAAGATCTTCTGAGGGACACAAAGCTCGGTTCCATATTTGATGTAAGGTGATTGTAGGAAGTTCTCCAACGTACTGGATACTGTCGCAACTTGCCTTTGTACATCTTTAAAGTACTGCGGAACTACATTCCAAATATCCTTGTTTGCGTACTTTTGTGCATATTCCAAGTACGCACGGATACATTTCTGAAGAATCGCGGGGATTTCGGCTTCCAATTTCTTATCTAACGTGGGATCCGCATCCTTGACCTGTTTACCAAAGTTCCAAGTCAAGATACGTCGCAAAACACTCCCAGAGTTATCCTTGTAGCTCGGCACCTCATTACCACCGAGAATACCCGGAACCTTCCACGTCATTGTCTTTGCTTTTTCGTGCTTAATCGCACACGAGACCTGTTCACCAGACACAATCGACTGAAACTCAGCCTGTTCCAATGAGATATCTCCCTTGATTTCGGGGCTGATGAATACAAAAGCATCGTAAATAGAAGAGAGACCAAATTTCTTTTCAACGTTATTTGAAAGTGTTCGCACATCATCAACGTCGTAAAAGTGTGCAAAAGCCTTGGTAATCAACGTACTCTTACCAGAACGAGCGATGCCCTTCAAAAACGGAATCACTTGCCACCCATCCATGTCTCCCACATCAAAGCACAAACGCCCTCCCATGATATACATCCACTTGCACACATCTTCGTTGAACTTTTGGTAATCAAGGACGGATTGAAAATATGGCGTGGGGATATCCTCCCATTTTTCCAAGTGTTCATAGTTTTCGAAATCGGTATCAAAGTACTTACAACTCACGATTGCCTGATCGAGATTCTTGAATTCCTTTGAATCGTACATGTAAAAATCAGTTTGGTACAGCCCGGTCTTCGCAGACCAACTTTTACCCACGAAAATACCATTTTTAAACGACCAGACATGACGATTCCTCTTAATTTCCGGAAATTGCATATCATTGCAGTTTGTTAAGTGACGAATCACGTCCCCGTAGGCCGAACCTCTACACGAAAGGTTTTTCCAGAGTTCAAATTCAGTCTCCTTTTGCGAAACACTATACACATACTCCTGAATCCTGTATTCCTGTTTCCACGCCCTTGTATCGTACCCATCTTCGGTTCTGATCTGTCTACAACAGTGACCCTTGTATCGTTTGATGTTTCCTTCGTAAAGTTTCTTGAGGATTGTGAGGATTGCCTGTTGGTACGGGCTTAATTCATCCAACGTGCCTGGAAGAGTTGAACATCTAAAAATGGAAGGATCGGTTTCTGGATTAATCGGTATATACGTCGGGTTATTGATACGTTCAAAGATTCTTGTGTGCCTGAACACAATTTGCCACGCGTCGTCAACTTGATCTATCAGGCGGTTAATCCTCGTAGAGATTTTCATGTCATCAAAGTCATCGAGTTCAAGTAATTTCAGTGCATTGGCTCGGTGATACAACTGTCCGAGTTGTAGGTTCAAGCGTTGATGCTTCGCAGAAATGCTTTCAATGTCAATCATATTTTTTGGTAATCCAGTTTGACTATCCAATTCGTCCACCGCAAAAAAATTTTTAAAACCCAGTTGAAAGGATACCGCTTCGTCGTTTTTGCGAGGGATGTCCCACATGTCTTCCAATTGGGTCAAAAGGTTAACGAGCTGTTCCGGGTTGAGACTTTGAATGTGATTCATCCACATCACCTGATTAGTCTCTATCGGATTTGCATCATTGTTTATGAAATGCGTGTCCATCACCAGCTCCTTGTAACATACACGAGTTATTTTTCTAAGTTGATTTTTGCATCTGAGATAAGATTTTTATCATGATTCGGTTTTGTGTCTCAAGTTGTTTAGATATAGACATCAGGGCGGTGCACACAGTCTCACCCTCTTCAGTCGAAAACAGAGACGCAGCAACATCCGTGATGTGACCGATCAAGTCGGGTTCTTCGTCGCCGGTGACCACCCACTCTGGGATTTCACCGTCCTCGTCGTCGCCGAATTCAGGCAGTTGAGATTCATCCATTGGAATGTCGAGCTCACTCTCTGTTTCATACTCAGACTCGGATCCAGATTCTTCGATATCAACAGTTGGTTCGGGTACGGTTGGTTCAGACATTATACATTACCCCAGGAAAAATCAAGCTGAGTTTTTTCGCGAAATTATTTTCTTGGTATATAGTACAAAAACTCTCACAATGGCTGGTGGCCTCATGCAACTCGTCGCCTATGGTGCCCAAGATGTCTATCTCACGGGTAACCCAAAAGTCACTTTCTTCCAAGCGGTGTACAAGCGTCACACCAACTTCGCGATGGAAAACATCGAACAAACCGTCAACGGTACCCCAGGTGCCGATGGCCGCGTCTCCGTCACCGTTGCCCGTAACGGTGATTTGGTCGCCGACATGTACGTCGAAATGAAGGCCGGTGCTAAGGCTGCGACGGGTGAGGATGCGTGGATCGCGGAACGTGCCGTCAAGGATGTTGAATTGTCCATCGGTGGCCAGCGCATCGACAAGCACTACCAAAAGTGGTGGCGTTTGTACTCCGAGCTTTACTTG